TGTCGCACAGCATGAGCGCGAAGAGATCAGCAAGCGCACCAAGGACGCCCTCGCCGCCGCCAAGGCGCGTGGCGTCAAGCTTGGCTGTCCAAACCCACGCGCTGGCGGTCTGGCATCAGGTGCCGCCCGGCGCGAAAAGACACAGCGCGTTGCCGTCAAGGCAATGCCAATCATTACTGCCCTGCGTGACGCTGGTGCGTCACTACGGGCCGTAGCCAGCAAGCTTAATGAGGCTGGCATACCGTCTGCAATGGGCGGTGCTTGGCACGCAACCAGCGTGCGTAATTTGATAACTGCAATGGGAGACTAAAAATGGTCAAAGAATTTTTCGGGTTTATGTTTCTAATGACTGTGGCGATTGCTGGGTTCACCAACATCGTCACAGACGAATGGAACGTGTGGGCATTAATGGTCAAGCTAGGGGGGACAAACTGATGGTTGGAAAACTTACACCAGATTGGATGCTGTCGGCATCACGCATACCAGTGTTGCTGAATGCGTCACCGTATCAAACGCAGAATGATCTGCTGGCTGAGATGATCAAGATCGATGAGGGCGGTGAGCCAACGCGTATACCTCAGAATGAGATGATGGCTTGGGGGGACAGGCTAGAAAAAATTGTCCTGACCGAAGCCGCCACCCGGCTGGGCCTGACCAATGTTGAGTTGGATTTCACTGAGGCGGTCAAGCACGATCACCTGCCACTTGCCGCGTCACTTGATGGCGTTGGCTGTGGTAAAGGTGATGTGATCTCAGATATGAACAAGGGCATCTACACGCCCGGCGCTCATTTTGTTGACACTGTTGGTATGGGTTGTCTTGAAGCAAAGACAACACAAGCACCGCCAGAGGATCTGCCCCCGGCACACCGTGGTCCATTGCAATTGCAGGCCCAGATGGCTTGTGCTGGATACAAGTGGGGCGCTGTCTGCGTCCTATATCGTGGCAGTGAATTACGCACGTTTCTCTATCAGGCTGACCCGGCGGTGCAGTCCCGCATCATGCAGGCGGTGCATGACTTTGAGCAACGCCGCAAAAACAAAGACTGGTATGAGCCAGTCAGTGCAGAGGATGCGGCAACCGCATACAGCCGTGTCGATGATGCGGCACCGCCCATCGAACTGGCAAGCGAAGAGGCGCGTGACTGGCTGAACCAGCTAGTCGTTGCCAAGCGCAATAAAGCGGCGGCTGAACAGGACATTGACGAAGCCAGTGCCGCAATCATGCAGATAATGGGCAGTCACAAAGAGGCTGTCGGCACTGTCGGCAATCAGATGATTAAGGTCACTTGGCCTGAACGGCGCTTCAAGGCACAGCCTGAGAGGCTTGTCCCGGCCAAGCCAGAAACAGTCGTGCGTCAGAAAACATTAACGATAAAGGAGTTGAACTAATGCCCCGTCCTCGCGATTACAGCGCCACTGAGCGCGTCTATGATGCGATAGTATCGTTCACTGCCAACAACCCTTACCCGCCGTCACAGAGCGAAATAGCGGCAATGGTGGGCCGTAGCCGCACGGCAGTAGTCAAACACCTTGTGCATCTGACTGAGGCTGGCCGCATTGAGGTGCCACCCGGACGCCATCGCGGCATCAGGGTGGTCAAATGAGGGTGCCAACCAAAGAGGAGATCAAGCAGGCGTTGCAGATCCCGAAGGTCACACCGCCGCTTGATCGGTTAGGCCGGACGAACAGGCCAACCACCACAAAAAATATGATGCTAAAAATAAGGTACAAGGGGCAACGCTAGTTGCCCTTTTTCTTGTTCTGGAAACTTTCCAACGCCCCGGCACCAAAGTAAAAGCCAAGAATAATCATCATCGCATAGTTAATGCTGAACTGTTCCATCACTTGTGTCACCGCGTCTGGGTCACCCGTGCCAATGATGGTCATAGTCAGCACGATGATGTAGCTAGCCAAAAACGTAAAGCCAAACATTAACGCCAGAAATCTTTGCGCTATCTTGAATGGGGCGTATGCCTGCATGATCTCGACACGCTGTTTGGTTTTAGCGGCGATCTCTTCCTCAGTCGATGTGTGCATGTCATCAATTAGTTTGATGCCTTGCTTTATGACACTATCAGACCCTAATATTTTTCCTAACACACCTAACATTACTCAACCCCCAACATTCTGGATAATCCGAAAACTTCCATCAGCATAAATGTGAAAAACAAAAGCAACACACCGCCAGCGATTAGCTTGCCGCTAAAATTTGTTGAGCCAATTTTTATCGCCACAAATTCGTTGCCCAAAATTCTAAGCACCAGTTCAAAACTGTTTTCGCCAACTGCAATTGATATTGGCTTTTTATCATCAGCCATCAGTAACTCCACACGTTTGGCCGGGGGCCACCTTTGAATGTATCCAAATGTAAGAAACGGCCTGACCCTTTCTGGGCCACGCCAATGCCAGTGAAGCCGTGCTTGAATGCCAGCTTCATTAGGTCATAGCAGTCTGTCCCGGCAACCGCCACGTCAACAGCAATACCTCTGGTATGCACACCCGGCGCGGCCTTGCTTGCCTCGACACTGTGCTGGGGTGAGCGGTACGCGCTGGTGATTGTCATAGGCTTGCCATACTCATCGCGCAATGCCTGCAATTTCTGCATAAAATTTTCAGACATTTTGCAATCGCCAGTTTCACTACATCGCATCTCAGCCTCACTGAAACTAGGGTAGTCTTTCCAGTTCATGATCTTATCTCCAAAATTGCCGCAACCATTTTATCCCAGCTATCAGTCTCTGCCCGGCGCGTGAATGCAGACGGCACGATGCGGCGTGTCTTGAACGACACTTGTGTGATGGGCAACCACAGTACCAGTCGCTCATCGGGGTTACATAAGGCCAAGGCATCCGCATCGCTCCTATTCATTAGTCTCTTTTTACCACCGCCCTTGCAACAATTAAAGTGATAGCTTGGTGTGCGGTATCTTTTCTCCTTGTGCATGTTGGCTGTCTTTACCTCAATCCTGATAAAGCAGTCATCCTTAAACGCCAGCAAATCACACCCATCTTGGGGACAGTGCGACACGCTCCAGCCGTTGTCTATCACCGAAGCCGCCGCGATCATCTCGCCCATCAAGCCAACAGAGGTGGCTGTCACCGGGCAAACGCCATCCAAAATATCCACCCAAGCGCCGCTGCTGTCAGGGTGCCTAGTATGACTGCCGCTATTATATCTATAATTTTTTGTCTCATTTCCTGTTGCTTGTAAATCATCTCTTGGCGTTCACGCCGGATGCGTCCTTCTAATTGGATCAAATCGCTCCAAGCTTGCGGCCCGTAGGTCATGTTGAGAAATGTCTTTAACTCCTGTCGTTGGGCCTCTAATCGCTTTTTAGCGGCAAAGGCATTTAGGGCGGTAGCCTCAACGCTGTCGCCTGACATTATCTTTTTGAATAGGGGTGGGTTCTGGGATTGCTTGACGGCTTGATCAATGTCACTGGCGGCCTTGAGCCACCGCGACACATCTGTGATACAGCTTTCCAGATCCCGGCCTGCGGCAATCATTTGCTTTACGGTATTAAAGGCGCTTGTCCCCGCCGCCAGCGCCGCTGTTATTGTGATGGGATCCATTGTGTCAACTGCCCCTCTCTCAGCGGCTGGCATCGCCAAGCCCTTGCGACTAAGCCATTGTCAATCTCACCAATGTCCCTTGACATAACCATACATCTGCGGCGGCAAGCTTCACGATCAGGGTACGGCCCCCTGACATCCCAAAACTCGACACACTGTGACGGGTCAGAAATCATGCAGGCTAATACGATTGCCTTAAACATCTTTCCGCAAACCCTTGCGGATGCGGATGATTAGTAAAATGATACCACCAATACCAGCGACAAGTGTCACCCACTCATTGAGCGCGTGAAGCCACACCGGGCTGGTGATGGCACCAGCGGCAATAGCAATGTCGGTGTGGGCATCGTTGTCCATTGATTGCCCTTATGCGTATGGGCTGTCGCCACAGCAAGAAGGCCAAGCCGCCTTTAACTCTGCGATAGTTGTGGCAGAACCAATAGCTGATGCGCTAGTAGCATCACGCAAGGCTGTCTTTTTGTTTGCAGAGGCTGTCTTTGCCGCGCTGTCGTCAGCTTCCAAAGCCTTCATGTAGGCAACGTCTTCAGCTTCAAGTAGTGGCTTGCGAACCTCACGAATTTTGTCTTTAAATATTTCCTTTGCACTTGTCATATCCTCAGAAATCACTGAGCCTGACAATGACCAAGCATCACGAAAGTCACGATTTGCAGGAACGGTAGCAGTTGAGGCATCAATCTGATTACCGTCCTTATCCACGATATAAGTTGTAACAGCCATTATAATCTCCTATGCGGCTAATTCTAAGTCATCAGATATGCGCCAAGCGTTGCGCCATTCTCTAGTCTGCGGTAACTGCTCTTTCTTGCAAATCACCATTTTCGGGCGGTTGCCCTCATCCCACGTTCTCCAGACGTGCTGTGGCACATCTTTCTGAATTAGGTATTCAATTGCTTCTTCTTCC